AATCAGGATGACAGTTGACTTTTATCTCTAAATATCTTACACTGAATATAACATTAGAATTAATATGGCTACAACAACAGCATCTTTAGACTCAGCACCATCAGGAGCACCAGGTGCTCCTAAGGTCACTCCAAAAGTTGCAAAGAAAAAAACTACAATTACAGCAAACACTAAACTACCTGCTAATCCTTTTTTGTTTGAAATATTAGAACTAGCTAATAAACAAAGGACAATTGGTAAAAGAGTTGAGGTGCTACAAGAGTATAGACATGAAGCATTAGTATCAATATTAATTTGGAATTTTGATGAAGCTGCTATCTCATTGTTACCAGAAGGAGTTGTTCCTTATGAAAAAAATGAAGTACCTGTAGGAACAGATCATACATCATTAAGAAAAGAATATAGAAATCTATATCACTTTGTGAAAGGTGGTAATGATAGTTTATCTGCAATTCGTAGAGAGACTATGTTTATCCAGATGCTAGAAGGTTTACATCCACAGGAAGCAGATATATTATCTCTTGTTAAAGATGGTAATTTAGAAAACCAATATCCAAAGGTAACAAAGGAAGTAGTGTCTCAAGCATTCACTGATATTCAATGGGGTCGCAGAGGATGAATGATGATATCAAACAACAGATAAATGATATTATTGAAGGTGAAATACAGAATGGAATAAATGATTATATTGAACAGGAAGGACGTGGATTTGATGGTAAGTTAAATGTCAAGGTAGATCAGGATGAAATAGATAAACTTATAAAGCAATATAAGAAAATTAAAAAGGCAGCAAAGTCTAATCTAGGTCAAGTAAAGAAACTTGAAATACTGGATAAGTATGGTAATCCACTCAAGTAAAAACTGTATCACATGTTACAGAATAACTTGCATATATAGTATGAATGTGTTAGAATAAACACATCGTTCATCCTTAACAAAGGACGCAAGTAAGCCGACACGGAACGGGTTTCGTTCATCTCTTAAGAGACGCAAATGTTGACTGAAGGAACGGGTTACTCACCCTACTACTGAGGAAAAACCAATGGCAAAAGTCACTTATCGCGGTGTTGAATACGACACTGAAGAATACAACGCAATGGTTGTTGAAGAAGCAACTAAGCGTGACAGACATGATCTAATGTATCGTGGTCTTAAAGTTAGGAGCAAGGCATCACCTTGCAGCTAGGTCAAGAGGAGGGTTGTTACCCTCCTTTTTTTATGCTATAATAATAAATAAAAATAAAGCCATGGACAAGGGTAAGCTAAAGGTTTTATTGTTTGACCTAAAAAACATACTCAATGAACTTGAGTCAGAAGTTTATTCAGATGCAAAATCTTATGTTGCATCTGCACCAATATCAGATTATGAAGAGGTATTTGAGGATGATGATGGATATGCAGACTAAAGAAAAATATTCAAATGAGAGATTAAAGTTAAGACAGAAATGCCTTAAAATCTTGTTAAATAAATTTGAAATAACCTCTGAGTCTAAATACTCACTCAGGGATATTTACGAATGTGCAGAAGAGTGGACTCTTAAGAACAAAATATCCAATGGCATTGTAGATTATTTTGAGACATACTTTTCACACAAAACATGGGAACTAGAAAAACAGCAAAAAGATTAATCAAACTAGCAAAGAAACATCCTGAGTATTACACCAAAGAGGATGTTATATATGCTAAAATAATTAAAAAACAAAATGAAGGAAAACCAGATAAAGTTGATATCAGTAACACCTGATGCTGAAAAGCAAATGGCATACTGTGCTCGTGTCAGTAATCCAAACAATCAAGATAATGAGAACTATGCAGGTCTATTAAGATACTGTATTAAACATCATCATTGGTCAATCTTTGAGCAAGCATATATGACTCTTGAGATTGAAACAACAAGAGCAATTGCTGCTCAGATTTTAAGGCATAGATCATTTACCTTTCAAGAGTTCTCTCAAAGATATGCTCAAAGCAATGAACTTGGTAAGATAAAATTACCTGATTTGAGAAGACAGGATACTAAGAATAGACAGAATTCAATTGATGATGTTGATCCTTTTGTAAAACAAAAGTTAGAGGCACAGATGATAACTCTTTTCAGTTCTGCACAATCATTGTATAATCAAATGATTCAAGAAGGAATTGCAAAAGAATGTGCTAGAATGGTTCTACCACTTTGTACTCCCACTAGAATCTATATGTCAGGTTCTGTGCGTTCTTGGATTCATTATATTGAACTTAGATCTGCAAATGGAACACAAAAAGAACACATGGATATTGCCAATGAATGCAAGTCTATTTTCATAAAAACTTTCCCTACCATTGCTGAAGCGATGGAGTGGTCATAAATAACTTAACATTATTAAACAATTATGCCAACATACCCTTTGAAGAATCTAAAGACAGGTGAAACTAAAACTGTCTCAATGACAATGACAAATTATGAGCAGTGGAGAAAAGACAATCCAGATTGGGATAGAGATTGGTCACAAGGTTGTGCAGGTGTTGGAGAAGTTGGTGAGTGGACAGATAAGTTGAAAACAAAGTATCCAGGTTGGAATGATGTGCTACGCAAAGCACAGAAAGCACCAGGTTCTAAAATAAAAACTATTTAATATGGCAAGAAAAAAACCATCCTCAGGTATAGGGACTAACCCAGTTCCTTTTGGAATGAGTAATAGAGTCATGAAAAGAAAGAAACCAATCAATCTTGAATATATTAAAAAGATTGAACCCCTTACAGATAATCAGCAAAAGTTTTTTGATTCTTACAAAGAAGATAAGAACTTAGTTGCCTATGGTTGTGCAGGTACAGGTAAAACTTTCATCACATTATACAATGCATTGATGGAAGTTCTTGATAATAAAACTCCATATGATAAGATCTACATTGTTAGATCATTAGTTGCTACACGTGAAATAGGATTCTTGCCTGGTGATCATGATGATAAATCATTTCTCTATCAGATACCATATAAACACATGGTAAAGTTTATGTTCCAAATGCCAGATGATGCATCATTTGACATGTTATATGGGAACTTAAAAGCACAAGATACTATTGATTTTTGGAGCACATCTTTTATCAGAGGAACTACTTTTGATAGAGCAATTATTATTGTAGATGAATTTCAAAATCTTAACTTTCATGAGTTAGATTCTATGATTACAAGGGTAGGTCAAGATTCTAAAATTATGTTCTGTGGAGATGCAACACAAACAGATTTAGTGAAACAGAATGAGAGAAATGGTATCACTGATTTCTTAAGCATCTTGCGTAATATGCCATCCTTTGATATAATAGAGTTTGGTGCAGATGATATCTGCAGAAGTGGTCTAGTCAAAGAGTATATCATTTCTAAACTTGAACTTGGAATAGAACTTTAATGTTTAATCATGTAGATATAGATCTTCCTTCTTTAAAGAAAGAAACTATTGATGGAGTCAGATATTATGATGTGCCTGGTGACACTAAATTAGTATCAATCACATCTATCACTAGTTGGATCAATAGAGAAATCTTTCGTGAATGGAGAGCAAGAGTTGGTAATGAACAAGCAGATAAAGTTACCAAGGCTGCTACAAGTCGTGGAACTGATATGCATACTCTTACTGAGTATTATTTGAAGAATGAAGAGTTACCACAAGTACAACCTTTATCAGATTATCTTTTCAAACAATCAAAACCAAAGTTGAATTTGATTGATAATATCTATGGATTAGAAAAGTCAATGTATAGTTTACAGTTAGGCATAGCTGGAACTGTTGATTGTATTGCTGAGTATAATGGTGAACTTGCTATCATTGATTTTAAATCTTCCAAGAAACCAAAACCACGCAAGTGGATAGATCATTACTTTGTTCAGTGTGCTGCATATGCTTGTATGTTGTATGAACTAACAAACATACCAGTGAAAAAATTTGTAATCTTAATGTCTTGTGAAAATGGAGAATGTGTAGTCTATGAAGAGTACAATAAAAAGAAATACATTAAATTACTCTCTGAATACATTAGAGAGTTTGTTACTTTCAAATTACAGGAATATGGCAAAACCTGATGGAAAAAATCTTGAGAAGTTAATAGAAAATAAATTCTATTGCGCTAAAAGATTTACAGAAGAAATAGAAACTCTTGCTCATGAAAAAGATGGCATGAGTTATGTTGATGCCATAGTGCATTTCTGTGA